CCCCAGCACCTTCACCTACACCTACACCTACACCTTCCCCAGCACCTTCACCTACACCTACACCTACACCTTCCCCAGCACCTTCACCTAGTCCCTCTCCAGCACCAAGTCCATCCCCATCACCTGGTTACTGAAACCCATCTATATACAATACTGAATAAAACATCATGCCTTTACCAAAGATTTCTACGCCAACCTATGAGTTGACTCTACCATCTACAGGAAAGAAAATTAAGTATCGTCCTTTCCTGGTTCGAGAAGAGAAAGTTCTTATTCTTGCAATGGAAAGCGAGAACACAACACAGATCACAAATGCAGTCAAAAATACTTTGAAGGATTGCATTCAGACTAGAGGCATCAAAGTTGATGAACTCCCCACTTTTGATATTGAATATTTGTTCTTGAATATCAGAGGTAAGTCTGTAGGTGAATCTGTTGACTTGGTTGTAACTTGTCCAGATGATGAAGAGACTACAGTTCCAGTCAAGATTTACATTGACGAAATTGAAATCTCTAAAGATGATGAGCACAACAGGGACATTGAACTGGGTGGCGGACTTACACTTCGTATGAAGTATCCTTCTTTGAAACAGTTTGTTCAAAGCAACTTTGATTTTAGTGCTGATGATGAATCTTTAGATAAATCTTTTGAAATTATTTCATCATGTATTGATATGATCTTCAATGAAGATGATGCATGGTCTGCTTCTGATTGTACGAAGAAAGAACTCTTAAGTTGGTTGGATGGTTTGAACTCAGCACAGTTCAAATCAATTGAAAAGTTTTTTGAGACGATGCCAAAACTTTCACACACCATCAAGATCATTAATCCAAAAACAAAAGTTGAAAGTGAGGTGACATTGGAGGGACTACAAAGTTTTTTCGCTTGATCATGGCACATATTGATCTTGAATCATATTATATGATTAACTTTTCTCTCATGCAGCACCATAAATACTCTTTAACTGAGATTGAAAATATGATGCCATGGGAGAGAGATATATATCTTGGATTATTAAATCAATATGTTGAAGAAGAGAACCTGAGAGCACAACAGGCAAGCATGTAAATGGCAGCAGAACCACAATTACCTATCTTCGGAAGAACTAATAGACAATCACAAGGAAGAGCAAGAAATTTTCTTGGGGGTGGTGGGAGTTCGCCTATTGTTAGACCAGTACAAAATATTACACGCATAAACCAGCAGAAGAGACCAGAGACTTTACCTACAAAGAGATTTGGTAAAGCAACAGGAGTAGACGCATATAACTTTTTAAGTAATCCAAAAGTTTCCAAAGCAATTAGAAAGAGTTTAACTCGACTGAAGGATGTGATGCTTCAGTCATTTACTGTTGCAAAACTTTTGAGAGTTTCTCTTAGTAATATTTTCAATCAGTTAAAGGGATTTGGTAAAAAAGCAGCAGGTGGATTAGCAGGAATAGGACTGGTAGGTCTTCTTGGTGCTATCGGTTATGGACTGTATAAATTCTTTGAACCTAAAATCAAAGAAGTAATTGACAAGATACTTGAGTTCAAGAAAAAGATTGAAGACTTTGCTAATACTGTAAAAGAAAAAGTTGAAGGATTTGTTGAAGGTGTAAAGGATAAATTTAAAGAAATAAAGACGCGCTGGGAGAAAGCTGAAAAGCGTGCCCGCACCTTTATTCAAACTTGGGAAGAGTGTTACGAGTTTACGCAACCCAACCGGCCCTCTTTTTATACAGAAGTTGAAGGTGAGCGGCGCGATCATCGTATTTATGACAGTTCGCCGGTTACATATACTCAAGAGTTTGCTAACAAAATGCAGTCTGGTCTTGCACCAAGTGGGTCGCGTTGGGCTACCTTTACAGGTGGATCAGCATTAGATGACGATCAACGTAGACGGATACAGCCTGAGCTAGATCAGATTACGGGAACCGTGTTTGATGCTATTAACGAAAGCAATTTTGCTGATAGCTTAAATGAAGTTTTGATGGAGCTGTCTTTAGGCACAAGCGGATTGCTTGTTAACGATCCCGGCAGAGGAAGGCCTATTAATCATATTGCTGTGCCGTTACCTGCCCTTCGCATTGATAACGGATGGGACGGCAAGGTCGATACTGTTTTTAGAACGCAACTGATGAGACCCCATGAGCTTGAACTAGCATGGGGCAAAACCGCAGTCATACCCGAAAGAATGCGCGGCGAAGGCAACCAGAATAAATATTTTAAAATACGCGATGTTGTGTTTCGGGATTGGTCAAAGAAGGGAACACCAACTTGGAATTATTGCGTCTACTGTGACGGCGATGATTCCATGTTGATTTTTGAAGATACCTTTAAGGGGCGCGGCGCTAACCCGTGGATTATTTCGCGCTGGTCTACTTATAGCTCTGAGGCTTATGGGCGCGGTCCCGTATTTAATGCCCTTGGTGATATCAAGGCCCTTAACTTGACCATGCAACTTATTTTTGAAAATGCCGAAATGTCGATTAGTGGTATGTGGACCGCTATTGATGACGGTGTTTTAAACATGGATACGGTTACATTTGTGCCGGGTGTAGTGTTGCCTGTTGGCCCTAACGGCGGAATACAACCGTTACAACCCGGTGGTAATTTTGATGTGTCAATGTTGATTCTAAAAGAGATGCGTCAGAATATTCGCAAGGCATTGTTTGCCGATACCCTTGGTGCGCCAGAAGGAACTCCGATGAGCGCAACCGAAGTAGCTCAACGCATGTCAGAGCTTGCCCGAACAATTGGCGCACCGTTGTCACGATTGTGGAACGAGTTGTTTGTTCCGTATCTTGAGCGTGTTGTTTACATTCTAAATAAGCGCAAGGATATTGATTTACCCTTATTGGACGATAAGGTCGTAAACATTGTCCCGCAAAGCCCGTTAGCTCGCGCCTCACGCAATGAAGATATTAGTCAGCTTGTAAACTTTTCTCAGGTTGTCGGCAGCACCTTCGGCCCTCAGATAGCTGCATTGTATATGAAAGATGATAAGATAATTGAATACCTGGCTGATCTTTACAACATCCCCGCAAATTTGATAAGAAACAGTGCGGAACGTGAACAAACAGCTACACAGCTAGGGCAAGCTGCTACCGATTTACAATCCGCTGGTATTGATCCAAACACTGCCCTGCAATCGGTAATGCCTTGAAGTTAGACGGTCTAAACTTTCCAATAGAATTTGAGAAACAATTAGACAGCGCATTTAAAACTGCTTTCAGCGATAAACCCGGTGAAATGGTTGTTGATTATTTGCGCAGATTAACTCTGGACTCAACGTGTATGCCGGGAGCAAACACCAATGAAGTGCTAATGCGCGAAGGCGCTCGTTGGGTTGTTGGAATTATTCTTGAACGTATTCACAGAGGAAGGAATCCAGATGTCGGAAGCCTTGGCCCAACAGGAAGAAACGCAAACCCCCACAACTACCGACTCGACAGTTACTTCGGAAACGACGGAGACAAACGAAAGTCGGCCTGAGTGGCTACCGGAAAAGTTTAAATCTGCGGAAGAGCTTGCAAAAGCATACAGCGAGCTTGAAACATGGCGGATGAAAACAAAGGACGAAGCGGTTGCTTTGTTTAAGGAGGAGGTCGAACAAGAGCAGTCCTCTGTTGAAGGCTTGCCCGATGATGCGTCTAAGTACGAGTTTAAATACGATACGTCTCTTTTGCCAGAAGGCGTAAACCTTGATGCAGAAGAAAAAGACCCGATGCTTGATTGGTGGCGGGATCATTGTTTTAAAAACAAACTTCCGCAAGAAACCTTTGAAAGCGGGATAAACGCATTTATTAAGGCCGATATGGAAAGCCTCACGAATCCCGACGCTGAGATCGCGAAGCTCGGAGAAAGTGGTGAGCAACGTTTTCAATCCGTCATCAAATGGTTGAATGGTACCCTAAGCGTAAAAGCAATGGAAACTATTAATAAACAACCAATGAATGCGGAATACATAGAAGCTCTGGAAGAGATTATTGAAAAAACTACAGGGCGGATTCCGGAAAACACCTCGGCTGTTTCGTCTCAATCTTCGATAACGCTAGAAGATTTAAGACAAATGCAAATGCAACAGGGTTATATCCAAGGAACAGACAAAGCCCTAATTAAAAAGGTTCAAGAGGGCTACGCCAAACTTGTGTAAACAAGTGCGTTGCAGATGTATCTACGTTTACATCAATAATGCAATGTCGGCCCCTCTATCGTTGTGTGGCCCTGCAAAGGATTAACCACCTCCAACGTATTTAGGGATCAACCGCTTTTGTTGGTCACTCAATCTTTGGAGATAATCCTATGGCATTAGCCAATGACATTGATGACGCTTTTGTAAAACAATTTGAAAGCGACGTTCATCTTGCCTATCAACGTATGGGCGCGAAACTTGTTCCGACTGTCCGGACAAAGACAGACATTACCGGCTCTAGCACTACGTTCCAAAAAGCGGGTGTTGGCGCTGCGGCAACTAAATCACGCAATGGCGATATTCCGATTGTTAACCGGGATCACACGCCAGTAGAAGTTACGCTTACTGACTTCTACGCGGGTGAATACATTGACCGCCTTGATGAGCTTAAAATCAATCACGACGAACGCATGGTTGCGGCACAGTCTATTGCTGCTGCAATGGGGCGTAAGTCTGATGAGCTTATCATTGACGAGATTGACGCCAATGCAAGCAATGCAACTTCCTCATCGGGAGCCATTACGCTTGCAAAGGTTGAGCAAATCTATGAGTCATTTGGTAACAACGATGTTCCGGATGATGGTCAACGTTTTCTTGTTGTGTCGCCGCAAGGCTGGACTGACCTTCTTGGAATTGACCAATTCGCTAATGCGGATTATGTCTCTCCTGAGAATGTCACATGGCCGGGATCGCAAAACACAATCAAATACTGGTTGTCGTTTTATGTGATGCAACACTCTGGATTGAATAAGTCGAGTACCACGCGTACTTCGCTTGCCTATCACAAAAGCGCAGTTGCTTTTGCGTCTGGCTCTGAAATCCAAATGTCTGTTGATTTTGTCCCGACAAAGCACGCCACTTTAGTTTCGGCGGCTATGTCTCAAGCGGCAAAGATCATTGACGACAATGGTGTTTTCCAGCTTCAACATACTGAAAGTTAAGGAGATACATCATGGCTTTCGTTGATTCAAATCTTACGCAACTGTCTACGGGTAATGGCTTTACCCTATGGCACTACAGCACCACGGATACAATTGCGACCGTGAATAGTGCTGGCTATTTTAATACAGCAGTTAAGCTGTTGGGTGTTCGCGATCTGATCATTGTGTCAGATACAAACACGCCAACAATGAACTTCTGTATTGTGTTGTCGAATGATGGTTCAGCAGTTGATATTAGTGATGGCACTGCTATCGCTGAAACAGACGGCGACTAATGAAACCGGGGGGAGTTATCTCCCCCCACTTTCATAGGTGACTGAATGCCTTTGACTGACGTTACCGTTGCGTCCAGAGCCGCAGTGTTGGCAGGATTAAATCCAATCTCTGCCTTTAATAATTCCACTGACGAAGAAAAAGCAGCGGAAGAATTATATCCAAGTGTAAGAGATCAATGTTTAACTTCTTACGCTTGGCGTTTTGCGTCTAAACAATCGCAATTGGACAGGCTTGTTGAAACACCTGTAGGGCGTTGGGAAGCGGTGTATGATTTGCCAGCGGACCTTTTGGTTTTACGTGCGGTTACTGTTAGCGGTAATCGCATTGCATATGATAGGTATGCAGAAAAAAATATATATACGAACACCTCAGAAGATGATGTCGTAGTTGCAGATTATTTGTTTGCTGTCGATGAACAGTTTTGGCCACCGTATTTCACAAAATATGTAGAGTTAAAAATGGCTGGCGCATTGTCTGCATCTTTAACGCTGCAAGCGGACTTAGCAAATCTTTTGGAAAATCAGGCATTGCGGCAAGCTGCAACTGCTAAACATATGGACGCGCAAGCTCAGACTATCGGATATGAAAGGACT